CCATCGGTACCAAGTGCTTCGGCAGTATTCGTAGTCATACCTTCACCTACGTTGTAGGTGTCAGAAGCAGAAGACGCGGATAGTAGTCCAGGATTGCTTCCCTGTTGTAAGGTAGTACCAATACCAACGCTAACTCCGTCAGAACCGCTAACGTATCCAGGACCACCAGAAACTGTGGACTTGTCGGTACCAATACCAGAGAAAGCAGAATCGACTTCGTTGTAGAAAGTCTCTGTTCCTTCCTGATTATTGTAACGGGAGCGCATTGCAAAGATTAGTCCAGTAGGACCATTCATTGGTTGAACGCCAGCTAGGTCATATGCGACCAAATTAGGCATTGCTCGTCTGATTAGTGAAATCAGAACTGGATCAAAGTTATCGATTGCTGATCCAGTAGAGTTAGTTGGAGCTGCTTCTCCGAGGAACTCTCTTTCCTCTTTAAGTGTTTTTTCTTGGTTCTCCAGGAGAACTGCGGTTACCATTCTGCGATGTGCATCTTTAATTTCTCCCATGCCGTCATGGTTTAGGAGTGGTGCCCACTTCTCCTGCAGGTGTTCAGCATTGAACGCTTGCATTTGAATTTACCTCTTTTTAAAAGTTTTGTTTGATCTATAATTTAAAAATCACTTTTTAGCGACTCTATTCAAAGTTTGAAGGTAGCTTTCCATCAAATCTGAATTGATTTGAGGTACCTCGGCTGTTCCTTCAGAAATTGTCTCTGAATGGTCTCTTTGAGCACTAGTAGATGAGAAGTATGAATTCTTCAGGGTTACTAGTTTCTCACGATAGGTTTTTTCACTATCAAACTCAACATTTTCGGCAAGAGAAGCGAGTTTTTCCTTTTGGGAAACTGCAAGACCTTCTGATACATCCCCTAGGATGACATCAGCAGTGGATTCTGCCAATCTTTTGTTAAGAGCAACATTCTTAGAAATTTGCTCGTTGAGTTTATTTTCCATCTCATCAAGTTTATCTACCATACTATTAATTACATCATATTTCTCTTCAGGGATAGTTACATAATGTTCTTCAAAGAGTGACTTCATACCTTCAAGGAAGGATTCTGTCATTTCTGTCTTAAGTCCGTGCTCAACTGCAAGTTGATTTTCTTCCAACCATTCTTGAGCAACGTATTCTAGATAAGCATCAGCTCTATCTTCGATTTCTTCTTTGATAGCAGTAACCTGTTCGGTTAATGATTGCTCATACTCGTTCTTAAGTTCTTCTTTAATTTCGGAAACCTTTGTTCTAATAGCGGCTTCGAAAATTGTCCGTGCTTTTTCTTGGAACTCTTCAGAAAGTTCTTCGCCTTCAATAAGTGCATTGAGATCTTCTTCGACATCAATTACATCTTCGGCAACAACTTCGTCCTCAGTAGTCTCTTCTTCGGCAACGACTTCCTCTTCTGTAGTAGGTTCTTCAGCAACGATTTCCTCTTCAGTAGTAGGTTCTTCGGAAACAACCTGATCTTCAGGCTTCTCCTCTTCCTCTTTTACTTTCTTCATGTGAGGCATTGCCTCATCGCCAGGGACGGCATTCTTATTGACTACATCCCTAACTTGCTTAAGAGTTTTACCAGGTGCCTTCAGTTTTGCTGAATCGTTATCCACCTTATAATTTTCTGGGGTGGGCCCGCCTAAATCTTCCACCTCTGCAGTATTGCCTGGTGTTTTAGCACCTTGTGGGCCTTTATGCATTGGTTCAGCCGGCGCAGCGTATTTGTTTACTACGTTTTCCATTTCTTGTAAATCGTTACCAACGGACATTTGTTTAGATATTTAAATTAATCTGTATTTATTTATAGGATTTATAGATTTGAAAGAAAATCATTAAATAAACCCAACTTATGTTCTTCAAGTGCTTTTTGACCAACAAGAGTATTAATTCTCTTTTTAGTTTCATCAACAAAATGTTCACGAAGAATTCCTCCTTCCCAAATCCATTCTTTTCCTTCCATAATTCCATTAACAAAAGCATCAGGTGCGGAAGGATCTGCAACTATATCAGCAGCCGTTGCTAATTGAAAATCTTCACCAACAACTTTAACTCCATCCTTATCCTCTTTCAATGAACCAATACCCCGTGAAGAAACACCTAGTGTTACACCTTCAGCAATAAGAGATTTGGCAATTTTACCCATAGGGGTTTCAAGGAGTTGTGCCTTACCAATAAAATTATTACCTTCTCGATGAAGATCAACAATTTTATGTGATACTCTATCAAGGTTTACAGTTGGACCATCAGGATGTCCCAATTCACCAACGGCACGACCTTTTTTAACAAAAGATTCATTATATCTACCAACTTCTTTTGCAAGAGTTGCTACAGGATACATTCTACCATTACGATTTTTGAGATCTCCTTGTAGGAAAACTCCTTCAATATACATTTTCTTTTTAGCACCTTTTCCTTCGGTGATAAATTTAACGCTTGAAATTTCTTCCGTAATAAGTTTCATTTTCTTAATTGGTAAATCCTACTTTTCCTGCTCTAAAAGTTCCTTTACCCCAAACGGTATAGGAAGGTGGTTTAGAAATATATTCAACAGCACCAGATGCTACAGTCATAGAACCAATTCCACTATAACTACTTATTCCTAATGGATCAGTAACACTTATTACATTTACAGCACCAGAATCATTATAAACTCTTACTAAGGTTGCTCTGTCAACAGTGGAACTATTTCCAATAGCAGCAGCAACAGTTATTTCGGCACCAATCAATTTAACTACGTTCGCCATTATTCCTCCTCTGATGTTTCTGGTTCAGGTGTACTTGTATCAAACATTGAAGTTCCTACAGATGCTTTTTGAACATCTATTTTTTCTGCTGCTTTTGCAAACAACATCTCTTTCATTTTGTCACTAATATCAGCTGCCGAAGAATCAGTAGCTATTAAATTAACAATTTCTTCCATAAAAATTAATATAATCCTATTTTCTATTTATATCTCGGCCTTCTTGGTGTCTTTTCCTAATTGCCCATTAGTAATAGCACCATCAGGTTCTAACGGAACATCACCTAAAGTGTCCATTTCACCTTCTGCAGGTAATGGTTCTCCAGTTATTGGATCAATAGCATTAGGATCTGGAATAATTCCATCCTTAATTTCCTTTTGAATTAATTCATCCTGTTCGATGATTTCCCCATCGGTCTGACGAAGAACATTCTTCCTAACCCATTGTTGAGAATAATATTTGCCAATATAAGGTTCTACAGCTGCAACAATTCCCAATCTCTCATTCATCATCTCAGTTTCTTTAAGTTCAGCAAACTGATTATCATAAATGAAATCATATTGAATATGCTCACTAATTTCTTCCCAATCTTCAGGGGTTACGATATTTTTAAGAATCAATTGTGTCTTAAGCATATCTGTAAACATATGTGCAAAACGTTTTCTCAAACGTCCTACAAACTTGGCAAACTTAAGTTCATCTCTCAATATTTCTGATGATCTTCCTAGATTAAATCCACCATCAGATGCAATTCTAGATTCAGGAACTCCTAATGATCTATAAAGTTTCTTCTGGAAATATTCAACATCTGTTAATTCTCCCAGATTTTGTCCTCCAGGAAGTGTTGTGATTTCTGTTCCTCTACCACCCTCTCTACGTGGTAACCAGAAATCTTCCATCATGGACATGAACTTTCTATCATCACGAATTTCACCAGTATTTGCATCATATACTAGTTTATTTCTATAACGACTCATTACTTCTCTAAGATATTGCTCTGCTTTAACCTTAGGAAGATTACCAACATCAATATAAAAAATTCTACGTTCTGGTGCTCTTGATAATCTGTAAATTACAAGACTATCCTCAATCATTCTAAGTTGATTAAGTGCCTTAATTGCTTTATGAAGATATGAAAGAACTGTTCCTTTATTTCTATCTACCAAACCAGAAGTCACATAAGTAATAGAATCTTTTGCTATTTTTACACCCTTTGCTCCTCCACTACCTGCGACCATTCCAGAAGGAAAATTTGGTTTTGGAGTATAGACAAAATATTCTTCAATCTCAGGTGTCATCACTTTTTGTTCATTCTGTGATGCCTTAATAGCCATATAATCATTCTTACCAGGTTTCTTCTCTTGACGAACAAACCTCATTTTCATAGGATCAATATATCTTAAATCCTGAATACCTGCTTCTGGATTTTTAACATCAATTACCTTAAAATAATATAATCTACCATCAATATACCAATTTCTTAGAATTTCATGCGATTTTTTATCAAAATCCATGATATCTTTTATATTTCTAAATTCTTCTCTAATTATTTTTTTAAGTCTATCACTTGCGTTTAAATTGGACAATTCAATCTCAATAGGTGTATCATAAAGATCACTTACAATTGCTTCGTTTATAATATCTTCAATAGCACCATCACATTCTGGATGTAATGCCATTTCACGATATCTTTTTATTAAATCAAATTCGGTTCTATATACACCTTCAATATCTACATAAGAACCATAAAATCCACTGCTGATATAATTATCAACCCCGTCCTCATTGTTCTGAGGAACGGGGGATACTAGCGAGGAAGATTTCTTTTCTTTGTCGCCAACAGAAAATCCAAAAAGACGTGCCATAGTATAATATGTTTAACCTGTTATTTTAACTATTTATCTAATATCTTCACCGCCAGCCGACGAAGAAGTACCTTTATAAGCTTCCCACCAATGTACTTGCATTTCTACAGTGAACTCTTCTAAAGTATCAGTAGTTTCATAACTTAAGTCTATTGTAGAAACATTGGTTGGCCAAATATCCCAGAACTTATAAGATCTTAGAATTCCACCATCACGATCTAACTGATGGACAATAGCATCTTTTTGATATGTATCAGGAGCTTGAAGTCCTGTTGCATCTTCCATACTATTAATAGCATTCATCCACTTTTCAAAAGCAGAACGAATTTCAAAATCGGTATCATTAAGAACCGTAATTGTCCATGTTTCGAAAGTTCTATCTCCAGCGATCTTTAAAATACGACCTCTAAATGGAACTTCGACTGGAGCAACTGTAGAAGCAGGAAGTGCTGCTGCTTTTACTAAAAATCTTGCTTTCTGTAAGACATCATTATCTATAGAAACTGCAGAAGGAAATGCTAACTCGACCTCAAAGAGATTCGGCCTAGCACCACCACCAGTTAACTTACTTTTAAAATCACTGATCTTCCTTAAAGGAATGCTGTTTTGTTGAACGCGGCTTGGCATTTTTTGTGGACCTCTTAATTAATTAAACGTTACCGATGACTTCTTCAAATGAGACGCCAGTTCTAGTGGCAATGAAATTAAGACCAATGAAGTTAATTGACCTTGCAGGCTTAATGTATATATCTGCTATGAATTCATTTGCATCAATGATTGCAGCAGTGTTATTAGTCTCATCACAAATAACAACATAATCTTGAATACCTCGCTTAGCCTGAACATCACGAAGGAATGGTTCAACAATATTTACAAAGTTAGTCCTTGTAATTTCATCGTTAAATTCAAAGAGTTGATCTTTGGCAGCGGCAGAAATTGCATCTTCAAGGAAGATAAACAATCTACGAACGTTAATTCTATCAAATGCAGATGCTTTTGCAAATCCAGTCTTATCACCATAAAGAATAATTCCTGATCCTGGTGAGAAGATCACTGGATTAACTCTTGAAGAATAAAGACGATCTCTTTGATCTTTATTTGGATTATATGCAAGTTTAATTGCATTTAAAATTGCACCTCTTGCTGTACCTGCAGGTGAGAACCAAGGGAATTGATTAATATCAGTTCTTGCACATGTACCAGCAATATCACCATTCAATGGAACATAACGGAATGTATTTGCGAACCTATCAAACATATACTTATATCCACTATCGAATACAGCATATGAAGATGAAGTTATTGGATCAAAGAAATCTATTACATTATTAGTAATAGTCTCTTCTGCTAAAATTTGTACGGCATCTTGATCACTAGAATCAGAAATCATCGCTGCTCTATAAGGTGAGATAAATGCAACTGCATCTTTTCTCAATTCGGCAACCGAAATTAATTTAGTAGCAAGAGCTCTAGTGGCATATTCAGTTCCTTTTGCAGATCCCATCAATAAGAAATCTACATCAACATTAGTATCATTTTCAAATAAAGTATAACCACTAACTATATCATCCAATCCAGAATCTAAAGCTCCAGTGGTACTAATATTTGTTCTACCACCATAATCTTTACCACCAGCAAGAGTATCGTTTAAAGTTCCTATAGAATCAAAAATAATACCTTCAGCATCCTGATCCCAACCAGTGTCGGAAGCAAGAGTAAATCCTGAACTAAATCCAGTTGTTACAACTCCTACTGGTTGACCTAATCCGAAAAGATGTGCCGAATTAGTTTCAAGATACTTTCTCCAATAAGAATTAGAACCTACAGAGAATGTTGCATCCTTTGCTTTAGAAAGATTTAAATGCTTCTCTAAAATTGTGCCAGCATTACCAGTAATAGTTCCTTTTGCATCAATTAGAACAACATGAACTTCATCAAATCTTGATCCTCGTGCAGATGCAAACTCAGATGTTGTTGGACGTTCTGCAAGAGTATTCCACTTAACAGTATTAGTGGTTACCTTACCACCAACAGTTGCAGTCGAAACATCCAATTCTTGTGCATCAAACCAATCTACTGTAGAACCTGGTGTAGGTGTTGCAACTGAACTACCACTGTTATTAAGAACAGTAAGTTGATTGGTTCCAAATTTATAAATGTCGTTATAATCTTTAGTGGTTTCAGTACCTAATCCAGATACATGGCTTAATACCTTAACGTCTAATGTACCTGTACCAATATTAGTGATAATTCCCTTGAAGTATCCATCAAGAGTTTCAGTTTTTCCTGCACCCGTTGTTCCTGTTTTTGAAATTACAGTATTGTCAGGAACTGCCTGAGTAACACCATAACCAATGACTGCACTAGTAGTAGTTACAGCAACAATTTGATCTGCTTTACCATCAATAATTCCAATCCTAATTCCATTAGACCAAGTACCAGGATTCTTTGCCGCAACTGTTACATTCGCAAGGGTATTAACGTCATAACCTAATTCTTCATAATGCTCTACACTCTTAATTTTTACACTAGTAGCGGCACCAACTTTGCCGTTATAAAGAGAAGAATCATCAGCTCTTACCACATTCATTATTCCACCATATGCCAAATATGATGATGCAGTTAACCAAGTTTCATACTGTTTATCAGTATCATATGGTTTACCAAATGTATCCAGTAAGTCATTCTCAGTATTAGTCAGTGTTGGAGTTCCTACTGGACCTTGTGCAAAAGGTCCTACTATTCCACCTATTTTATCTGACGTTGGATCAATTCTCCCAAGAGTTAAATCAACCTCCCTTACCAAAATTCCAGGAGATGCTAGATTTAGCGGCATCTTAATTTCCCCTCGCAGTCCAAATTTATTCTAGAAATATTTATAAATTAGTACTATTACATGTAATCCCACATATAGGAGCGATCTCCGTACTCATCAGTATGCCATCTATCCCCATCTTTATCTACAAAACTATCCATATCTTCAAAACCATCAGAAATAAACCCAAATGGAGCCATATCTTGCTCTATCTGGTTCTTTTGTTCTTCATAAATTCTTTTTCTAATGTCATTATCTGACATTTCTTTAAAGTAATCTTGACAAACTAACCAAGCAAAAATAACTAAACACATTGCTAAATCATCATTACACCCTTCCTCTGCCTCAAATGAATTATGTTTTTGTGAAAAAGTCGTTAATTCTGAAATAATATCATAATCAACAGTAAGTAATTTATCATCTTCTAATAAAGTCTTAAGATTTGAACATCCCAACTTTTTAACTGCAGATGTAGTTCTTACACCAAGTTGAGTTTTCTTACCAGAGAATCCTTGTCCTACAATTTGTCCATTTCTTCCTCTCATAGAAGCCATAAGAACATTTTCATATTCCAAATCATATTGAAGAATACTTGCAACCTGATCTCCGATATCATTAACTTCTATTAATAAATATGCCTCATTGTATCCCTTTGCCACATCAAGTATAACATTAGGAAATAGCATAGGTTTGATTTCATTATTCCTATACTTAGCAACTACCTTATATGGAAATTGGGTTGTATCAAATACTATAAATGCTGAATAATCGTTTCCTAACCCACGTGCTACATCAACAGTAATAATATAATTATGTTCTTTTTGGGGTTTTTCATATATATCCAATCCTGCATTTTTTTGAAGAGGTTCTTCATATACAAGATTTTTGAGTTTTATTGCGCTAATAAGCGTATTAACTGAACCTAAAAATTCACATTCAAACTCAATCTTAAATTGTTCTTCGGATGTATTAGCAATTGTTTGCTCTTTCCACTCTTCATCTCTACCAGGAACTTCACTCCAATGAACATCCGTTGGTACGTACTCATTTTTCCCACGTTCAGAATCATGCCACATACGGTAAAAATGATTCATACCTCTTGGGGTAGAAACAATAATTACTTTAGTACTTTGTCCAGACGTGATAGTAGGATAAACAGAGGCAAAGAAGTCATCAGCAATGTGATTTGGGATGAACGCGAACTCGTCAAGAAAGATGACATTATAGGATCCGCCTCGGACAGCAGATGAAGAAGTAGAGTTTGACGATATTTTAGACCCATTTTCTAACTCCAAAGAACCTTTATTCCATGATATTATACCTTGTTGCATCCAAGAAGGTAAATTTTCATATGCAAGTTGTAATCTGCCAAGAAGATCTCTAGCCGTGGACGCTTTGTTCGCCAAAATAGCAATGTTGACATTATCATTAAAAACAGCGTAATGTAGTAAGTATGCCACACAAGTCGTAGATTTACCAGTCTGACGTGGCATTTTACATATATTGAAACGATTTTCGTGGAATCTCTCAATTAATTTCTCTTGAAAATCATATAGTTCAAAGGGAACCAATCCTTCATCCAATGATACAATTTTAATATAATTTTTAGCAAAGTATACGGGATCCTGCTTACACTTAAGGAACTCAATAATTTGTTCCTCAGTATATTCGTGTTGAGTATTAGCTCTCTTTAAATTGGGATTTCCCAAATATACATCATTAGAAGCCATAATCTAAATCCTCAATTAATGATGTGATTTACCACATTTTACACAGGGATCTTTACCACATCCCTTACAATCGCATGGAGTTGACATAAGATTTACTTAAGATTTCTTATTATTATTTAGAAATCCCTCTTTAAGCATTTTTGATAGATCTGAAGTTGATCCTACAAACACTGCATTATTAGTAACATTATTAGTAGTTTTTTGATTATCTTCATCCACTTCTTTGACTTTCTTTTGTAAATCCAATAATTTATCTGTGGTATCAGCTACAGATTTAATAATCTGTCCCGCAACTTCATATGCTCTAGCACTTCCCTGCTCTTCAGCAACTTCCATTATACCATTAAGTGCCTCTTGTCCTTTTTCAATTAAAGAATATAAATTACCTCGTGTATATTCATAATCTTTTTGAATATCTATTGATTTCGTCTTTGTTTCTATTTCATGAGGTTTATCACCCACCCCAACAATACTACTTTCAATATTAAGTGCTTCATCAATAGGATCATAATTAGTCATAATTTAAATATCCTTTTGACGAGTTGGACTATAAGATTTACTATCACCCAAATCTTGCCAATTTTCACTAAATCCAAAGTCATCTGCTGGACCAGCATCAGCCGGAACAGGAGTAACAGTATATCTCATTTCACGCTTAGCAGTCTGAGTATTGGTATCAGAATATAGATCTGTTTGAACCTTCCTAATAAGACCATCTGTAGTATCGGCAATAGGACCAAACAAGTATGTCTTAGCTGTAAAATTCAAGGTATAAATTAATGCTCTTCTAGTTGAAAAATCTCCTTCATAATCATCCTGAAATGATACCGTATCCAAAATCATTGGAATATCTCTTTTTTCTCCAATTGAACTAATTAAATCTACGGTCAAATTAAATGAAGGTTGAAAATAAGGTAAAATCTGTTCAATAATCTGTAAAGCATCATCATTTAATTTAGTGAATATACTCAATTCAAATCCAATATTATAAGGAACAGGCATATAAACTTTCTTTAAATTAGTTCCATCTGATGTTTTAAATGTCTGCGTTACACCTGCTTTTCTTGTTGGATCATATGCAATAGAACTCATTTCAAACGACATTCTTGGTAATGTTGTCTGAACCGCTTTATTTAATTCAGCTTGCTGTTCAAGTCTTGCAAGAAATTTTTGTGCAGGTCCATAAGACAAAGGAATTTTTAAGTCAGTAGTATTACCATCTTCATGATGTTGAATGTTGATTGCATTAAATACTGTACCGAAAGCTATGATAGTCTTTCTAATAATTTCGTGATAATAATAAGTTCCTAACATTATACTTGTCCAAATGGATTTGATTCAGAGAAATCTAAAATAGCATCAGCTGCTGTTTCTATAATTTCGTTCTGATCATATTTATCTGCAAATTCTGCTGAGTCAATATAATCAAGAATATACCTGGCATGAGAATCGGATCCAACCAATATATCTCCTGGATAGAAAGTACCATCGGTTGTTCCCAATTGAAGAACTCCAGTATCTTGATTCCAAATCTTCACTCTACCAGTAGCAGAAGAAATAGTACCAGTAACAACCTCATTAAAGAGATATGTTCCAAATCCAGTTATGCGTGGAGGAGCTGATATTGTAGCAATAGCTGTGCCAACTGTATATCCAATACCAGCATCTGAAATTAATATTTGATTAACAATATTAGTAGCAGCAATACCCACCTCACCAGTAGCAGTTCCTATTCCTGGAGATGGTGTTCCAAATGTAATAGTTGGGGCATAAGGATATCCATCACCCATGTTTGTAATAGTTATATTACCAATTCCAGCAGAATTTGTTACCACTGTAGCAGTAGCAGCAGCTCCAACACCATGAGTAGTGGTAATTCCAGATGTTTGTGTAGTTGCAGCACTAACTATAGTTACTGTTGGAGCTACAGTATATCCTGCGCCAGGATTAGTAAGAAAGATACTTTTGACAGAGTAAACACCAGCTGCACTTGTAGTAATAGCAACTGCTTTTGCAGCATGTCCTGATC